AACGTGGCATCGGAATCCGACACATCAGACCCAGGGGTTTCAGCTACCCAGGTAAACGCGCTGCCAGTGGCCTGACGCGGGAACGACAGATCACCCTGCAGACCCGACAGCACCTGCGCGCCCATACGGCGGACAATCATGCGATTGCGCAGCATATCGATCAGGCTCATGACATCGGTTTGCACGGTGTAACCGCCCGAGGCGTCAGTGGTCGCTTCCAGCGGCGCACGTTGGCCCATTTCACGCATGCGCGCGATCATTTCGGGCGTTTGGCGCAGGCTGGTGGGCACGAACAGGCCATCAGACTCACGGCCCAACTGGCGCGCGATTTCGTTGTGCACTTCGCGCTCCAGGCCGGCGTTCTTCCAGTCGCCAGTCGCGCTGGCGTTCAGGGCGCGCACCACGCTATACGAACGGTTTTCCTTTTCGCTCAGGTCAACGTCAACGTTGCGGTTCGGCTCGCGGGTGTCCTGGGCGGGCATGTGGTCGACGACATAGGCGCGGAAATCGTCGATGGTTTTACCATCGCGGATGAACTCCTCGGCCTTGTCCTCGAAACCGCGCTTTTTGGCGATGGCCGAAATATCGGCGATGCGCTGTTGCTCGGCTTTGCGGATCGCGGCGCGTTCTTTTTCAACATCGAACGCGGGCGCGGTGGGTGCGGCATTTTGAACAGGTGCAGCGGCCTGTGTGTTTGCATCAGTCATTGATTTAACCTCATTTGACGTATTAACAGATTCAGCACCACGACCCACACCCACGGAATCATCCGCCGGTATCGACACAATGCTGACTTCGTACGGCTCCCAGTCGGTGACCCGAAAAACGGGCCGCTCGCGGGTGCTTTCTTCGGTTTCCTGGCGGTCATGTATGGCATAACCCACACTGATTTTGCCGCGGATACCATCGACCACATCGTTAAAGATTTCCGTTGCACGCGCGCCTTTCCCAAAACGCACGCTGGCCCGCGCCACGCGATCCGATCCAACGGAAACGGACTCAACAACCCCGATGTGATCACGCGGGTCATGGTCCATTAGCAACGGCCCGGCATTCTGCAGGCGGCCAAGCCTGATCGAATTAGGGCCGTGGTCTAATATCTCGACACCAAACCAGCGTTCGACTTCATCGGTTTCGCTGGAAAATGCCAGCTCGACGGTGCGCGTTTCGGTGTCTATTTTCTTGCGGTCGAAATCAAACGACCGGTGCATGTGTTGTAAATCTTGTTTACGATTCATTTTGTTCTGGCTCCTTTATTTCAAGTTGACCATTAACCACGCCGACGGTTAAGCCGTAGCTTTTCGCCAGATCAAGATCCGCGCGGGTTTGTTTAAGTACGTCGCCGAAATCCTTGCCTTTGGCGGCGCAGATTTCCGTCAGTGAAATGGTGCCAAGGCTGAATTCATCGGCGCTGGCCTTCACATCTTTTAACGGGTCGACCCACGACCAGCCGCGCGGCTGCCATTTGATCGCCTTAAATTTTGTATCAAGTCGACTGGGCGGCAGGGCCGTTAATTGCCCGCTGATGTTTTCTTCCTCCAGCCATTCGTGATAAATCGGGTCGTGTAAATGCTCGACCAGAAAACCCTGCAGCATGCGCCAGTGCTCGCGCTCCTCCAGCACACCGGACCGGATGCTGGAAAAATTCACGCCTTCCAGATCGTTGGCCAGGGTGTTGTATGACACATTCAGGCCACTGGACGCCCCACGCAAAACGGCTTTGGTAAAATCAGGAAACGCGGCGGTCGGGTGTTGCGGGTCGAAACTGGAAAAATTGACGCCCTCGGGTAACTGGTGAAACGTGCCCGGCTCGGCCTGACTGATCAGGTCGTGGTCGTCATACTCGCGGCCCGTGCTGGCCGCATCATCCGCGCCGAACTCGTCACCGTCGGCGCTGGTGAAAAACCCCATTTTGCTGGCGCCAACACGAGCGGCGACCAGTTCTGCCTCTTCGTATTTTCCCAGCATGTTCAAGCGCAAAATGGCTGAGTGCATCCACGGCACGCCGCGCAATTGGCCGGCGCGCTCGGGTATGAATAAATGGATGATCTGATCCGCTGGAATGCGGCGGCGGCGGATGTCGCCATATTGCCCGGTGTCGCCTGGGTGACGGTCGCTGATCCAGTAGGCCAGCCGCTCGCCGTCCTCATTGACTTCGACCCCCATTTCGATACGACGCCCGTTTTTCAGGGTTTCGTTGTGCGTCACATCCAGATGATCACACTCCAGCACGCGCAGACGAAACACGGAATCCGTTCTGGGCTTTTTGATTTTTTGAATCAAAACCTCACCATCGCGCGCCAATGTTTCGACCACCAGGTTTTGAATATCCAACCATGACAGGGTGCGGCAAGCGCTGGCCTTGTCTGGTTTGGCCCAGTTGCGCCATTTCGATTCGACGAACTCAATGTCGGATAAATCCATTTCGCCGCGATCGTTCAGAAATTGCGCCTGCAGCTTGATACCCTGCGGGCCGATGACGTTGGCCTTGACAAGTTTTAGAAACTTGCGGGCGTAGTCGTTGTTGGCGCACAGTTCGCGCGACCGCTTACGCATCAGTACCAAACTGCGGCGTAGTTCCTGGTTGATCGATAGATAAGAGCCCGTAAACGAGGCGGTCAGGCGGTCGATTTCACCGGCGGCGAAATTACGCGCGGCGGCTGTTTTAACACGGCCACGCATGTGCGGGTGCGCGGTTTTGGTTTCTTTTTTGAAGAATGACAGCAGACCCATTAAAATTGCACCTTAACGGTTCCAGAGTGCGACAGGCCCTTGCGGGCGCGCTCTCGGCGGTTGATTTTGATCAGCTCTTTTTGCCAATACGCCCGATGCATCAGCAGTTTGGCCGGGTCGCGGCTGGCGTTGGTTTCGCCGATGGAATAATCGAGCACATCGAGTTGCTGCTGGTCGGCGCGGTGTAACAGCGCGGCCTCGATATGTGCGAGCATTTTTAACGGCAGGCTGCGCGGGTCGTCGGCGGATTCGGTTTTGTTGGGTGAAACAGTCCAGATACCGCTGTCGATGCGCGCGCGGGCGCTGTCGCTGTTGCGGGTGATGTAGGCATCCCAGTGATAATTGGCGACGGTATAGGCGCCGGTGGTGGCGCTGGACAGTTCCACCAGGTAATCGGTGCCGTCGGCGCTGGCCGTGATGTCAATTTTACGCGCGGGCGTGCCCTCGCTGCGCGCGACATAACTCAGCGTGTAACTGGCGGGCGGGTAATCGGTGCCCAGGTCAACGCGCTTCCAGCTCGTATAATCACCGGCGATGATCTCGACCGGCTCGGTTGTGGGCGCGTTGGATGTGTCAAAAACATTCATACGCGCAGGATATGGATTTGCTGTGCAACCAACAGCATGTTGGTTGCACTAAATCACAATGAAAGTTTGCGGGTCGATCGAGTGATACACCTGGGCGGCCGAGAACGTCACCCGGCCCCGGTAAGACCAGGTGCCGGTTTCGTCGATGTCACCGCTTACCGTGGTGTAATGCAGCACGCCGTCGGTGCCGTCATTGAGCAGCAGCGCGGTTTTGGTGACCTCGACGCCCGACGGTTTTTTGAGTATCACAGCCAGTGCGGTGGCCGCGCTGATGTCGACGGCGGCGCCGGATTCGGTGATGGTGATCTGTAAATCGGTGCCGATGTCATTAATGCTGATGGTGTCGGTCATGATAGCCTGCCTGTTTGGGTAAGGGTGCGGTCGATGATCTGGCTGCTGGCCACGCTGCGCGCGATGGTCACCGACTGCCCGATGATCTGCACCACGTCGATTTGCGCGCCCATGCTGCCGGCCGCTGTCAGGTTTTGCAGTTGCGGCGTGCCGGTGATAACGCTGGAAAGCCCAATCGACCCGCTGGCGGTCAGTGACTGCAATTGCGGCGTGCCAACGATAACCGGGCCATCAGCGGTTTGGATGACACCCGAGGCGGTCAACGCTTGCAATTGCGGCGTGCCGGTGACCTGGTCGGCGATGGTGATCGTGCCGCTGGCGAGCAGGTTTTGCAGTTGCGGGGTGCCGGTGAT